TGAGGTGTTCGCCGCTCATTATGGGGTTTCAAAGCAATCTATTTATAACGCTATCAACGGATTCTTTGTTGGTCGCAGTAGGAAACAGGTTCACAAGGTGATCGCCAACGCCGTCGGTTGGACGGTCGCAGAGTTGTGGCCTGACCTGGAGGAAGACGATTCAGAAAAACAAAACAGCCCATCCCCTGGGCGGACCTCGGGCTCAATGCTTGGCGGCACGGAGCCATCCTAACAGGGGACGGGCTTTTTTTGAAGAAAAAACAGGTTTTCATAATTCGAGCATAGCTGAGCTATAGAGGAAATCCATGTCGAACGATCAAGCGAAAATGCAGCCGTGGCAAGTCTTTCAGGCTGCACGGAAGTACCTGGGGGCCGACACGGTAGCCCGCATTTTCAACCGAGAGATCCGCTCTGCTCACTCCTGGGCCCAGGACCCGGCGTTCACCGCGCACCGCTGCCGCAGCCCTTTGGAACTGCTGCATGCGCTCTTTGATCGGATGGATGCGGTCGGCCTTGGTTATGTGGCGCGATCGGCCATTGGTTATCTCGAAACAGCCGTCGACCAGGAGCAGGTGGCCGGCGCGATCCGCGAACCGTTGGCCACCATCCAGGAGGAGATCCTGGCCGACTATACCGCGGTGGCCGCGTTGCAGAGTATGATCGGGCAACGTGGATCGCTGGAAGAGGTGATGCGCTTCAAGCAGGAGGCGATCGAAGAGATCGAGCGCACGGTGGCTCGATACGTCAAGGACACCAGGTGCGGGCGATGAGGAAGCGTAAGCGGCCCGTCCCGAAGCTTAGAGATGATCGATACTGCATCGAGATCCTCTTTCCCGAGTTGCGTCGCCTCGAGGCGATAGCCCGGGCCAAGAGGGCCGGCACCCACCGTAAACCGGAGGCGACCCGATGACGCGCTCCTGGATGTCTCGCCGGCACCGAAACAGATTCAGGACCAACCACAACAACCAGAGCGGCCCGGTCGGGTTGCTCGCCTCGATGATTGTGATCGCCGCCTTCGTTGCGATGGTGCTCGGTCCGATCATTCTCGTCGCCAACTCGTCAGGCCCCGTTGCGGGTTTGGTGACTGTCCCACCTGCGGCCATACATAATTCCTCTCTATCAGGCGAACAGATAGCCAGGGGACCCCATCTGGCAAGCGGGGCGGTCCCCTTTGCTGAGGAGTTGTGATGATGCCCGTAAGGCCGCTGGCATGCCATGGAGGGGCTGGAGCAGTCGATCCTTCATCCCGCGCCCTCCCTCTCCGACTAAACATTCCAACGCTTATGGTCATGCCGAAAGCTGCGGGTCCTTCCCATGGAACGAAGCATCACGGGTACGGGAGAGCCCGACGGACGCTCGTGGATGAGATTTTGATTTTGGTGGAAAACCGGAAAACCTTGTGGTTGTTGGGTTTGCGGCGGTTGGGTCGAGGACCTCTGTTGCCGGCCGGCGTTTCTCGGAATTTTACACGGCTCTATCGCTCTGATGGAGCGGCTGTGTTAGGGGGTGCGCGGTGAGGGCCCGGGAGCTGGGGCGGTTCAGCGGCGCCGGCGAGCGGCCGCGGTGCCCGCGCTGCCAGTCGGTGGTGGTCTGGCGCTGCGGGGTCAGCCGTGCAGGGAAGCAGCAGTATCGTTGCAAGGCGTGCGGCCGGGTGTTCGTGCTCAGCCCGTATCTCGATGAGCTGGCAGTCGAGCTGGCCGAGCGGATGATCAAAGAGGATATCGATGTGCCGGTGATCGCCCGGGTGATGGAGGGGCATGTGTCCCGGCGCTGGATTTATAAACGGAAAGGGGAGCTGCATGTCGACTGATGCCGAAAAGCTGAAGGAAATGCGGCGGAAAATCGACGAGGCCCGCCAGGAGGAAGAGAAGCTGCTCGGCGCCCAGGGCGATGACGATGCCGTGGGTGATGCCGAGGTGGATCCCGGTACCGGCGAAGAGGTTGCCGACAAGTATTTCGTTTCCCAGTGCTTCAAGAACAACGAGCGCGGCGACGGTTCCATGTTTGCCCGGTTGAACCGCGATCGTTTCCTCTATGTGAAGATCACCGGCGAGTGGCTGATGTGGGTCGGTCACCATTGGTCGGTCGATAAAAAGGATTATGCCCACAACGCCGTCGACCTGGTGGCGCAGCGCTACGAGCAGCAGTGTCAGGAAATCGAGGTCGATATCAGCGCGGCGGTGGAGAAGGAGCGCAACGCCGAGGCGAAACGGCTGAGGGATCTGCTGGCCAAGTACAAGGCCCGCATCAAGAAGCTGCGCGGGATCGGTGGGGCGCGGGCGTGCCTCGAGTGGAGCCACAAGATCGGCGATGACAGCCTGTCCATCGTCGGTGATGAGGTCGACCAACAGCCGATGCTGCTCCCCTGCAAGAACGGGGTGATAGATCTCAAGACCGGCAAGCTCAAACCGGGGCGGCCGGGCGACTATCTGGTGAAAGCAATCCCGATCGAATGGAAAGGGATCGATACGCCGCGGCCCACCTGGGAGCGGATCGTCTCTGAGATCCACCTGGACGATCCGGAAATCGTCTCCTTCATCCGGCGGCTGTTCGGATATGCGATCACCGGGTTGACCACCGAACATTTCATTGCCTGCTTCGTCGGCGAGGGCCGCAACGGCAAGGGGACGATGTTCGAAGTGCTGCGATCGATCCTCGGTGACCTGGCCTGGGCGATACAGCCGGAGCTGATCCTCGAGCAAAAGAACACGCGCAGCTCCGCCGGTCCATCGCCCGATATGGTGTCGCTGCAGGGCCGGCGCATGGTGATTGCGTCGGAGACCGACGAGAACCGCCGTGTGTCCGGTGCAAAAGTAAAGATGCTTACCGGTTCAGATACGATCTGCGCTCGGAGTCCGCATGACCGGTTCGAGACCAATTTCCGGCCGACGCACAAGCTGTTCGTCTATACCAATCACATCCCCGGCGGGCTGACCAGGGACTATGCCCTGGTGAAGCGGCTGCTGTTTTTGCAGTATCCGCTCAAATACGTTGATAACCCGAGCGAGGAGAACGAACGGCAACGGGATCCGGAGCTGCCGGCCAAGCTGATGGAAGAGGCGGCCGGGATCCTGGCCTGGCTGGTCCAGGGTTGCCTGGAGTGGCAGCAGCACGGCCTGGCGCCGCCGGAGAAGATCCGCGCCGACGTCGAGCAGCTGCGCCGCTCCGAGGACACTTTCGAGCAGTTCTTTCTCGATGCCATGGAGAAGACCGAGTCAAACGTCCCGGTCAAGTTCGCCGACATATACCAGAAATACAAGGAGTGGTATGTCGACGCCGTCTCCGAGACGACCTCCTACATGCCGTCCAAGAAGAAGATCTCGGCCTGGCTCGAGCGGCACGGCTACACCAAAGACACCAAAGGTGGCACGGTCAAGTTCACCGGGCTGGCCTTCCAGGTATCCGGAGGTCCGGCATGATGACCAGTTTTTTTCCTGGAAGGCGCTAAACGGGGCCGGGGCCATGATGATATTACGATCCGAAAACAGGGGTAAAATGATCATCATACGTGCAAGCCACCGGAACCACTGCGCAAAAAGTGGAAATATGACGATATGACGATGTTCCACATTTACGCACGGGAAGCTTATAGCACTTTTTTCATATCTAGTTACTAGGACTATCATCATATCGTCATAATTAGATAATAAAAATAATAAAAACAACAACCTGCAACTATGATGACCTTTTTTGCTCCATCTGTTTGACATCATATCATCATAAACGGAGCCGACCATGAACCTGATCGAATTGATTCCTGGACTGAGAAAAGCGAGCACTACCAAGGGCGGAGAGTATCACGGCGCCTGCCCGCTGTGCGGCGACGGCGGCAAGGGCCGGGATTCCGATCGGTTCCACGTCTGGCCGGAGCAGGGGACGCACGGCACGTTCTGGTGCCGGGTCTGCGACAAGGCCGGCGACGCGATCGAGTTCCTGCGGATCCGTGACGGGTTGAGCTTCAAAGAGGCCTGCGCCCAGCTCAATATCGAGCCGCAGCAGCGGCCCGCCGAGCCGAGGCCGCGCGGGTTCGTGCCGGCGCCGGCGGCCTCGCCGGTGGAGACCTGGTCGATGAAGGCGGCCGCCCTGGTCGACCATTGCCATGGGGCCCTGCTGGCCGACGACGAGCAGCTGCTCTGGCTGGCGCTGCGCGGCATCGGCCGCGAGCTGGTGGAGCGGTACCGGCTCGGCTGGCTGGCGCAGGACCGCTGGCGGGAGCGGGCCGCCTGGGGGCTCGACGTCCAGCGCAAGGCAAACGGCGCCGCCAAGAAACTGTGGCTGCCGGCCGGGCTGGTGATCCCGATCTTCGCCGGCGGCCGCGTGGTGCAGGTGCGGATCCGCCGTCCGGCTCCGGAGCAGGGGCCGCGCTATTACGTGGTGCCGGGGTCGAGCCGGCAGCCGCTGGTGACCAGGGCCGCCGAGGCCTACGTGATTGTCGAGAGCGGGCTGGACGCCATCTTGCTGGACGGGGTGGCCGGGGACCTGGTGGGCGTGGTCGCCCTGGGCAACGACACCATCAAGCCGCCGACCGATCTCTTCGAGACGCTGCGGCGGGCTCTGCATATCTCGGTCAGTCTGGACAGCGACACGCCGCGGCGCAACTCGGTGACCGGGGCCATGGATATCCCCGGCGCCAAGGCCAGCCGCTGGTGGCTGGAGCAGTTCGAGCAGGCGGAGCGGGTGCCGGTGGTCGGCGGCAAGGATCCCGGCGAGGTGTTCCAGGCCGGCGGCGATCTGCGCACCTGGGTGCTGGCCGGCCTGCCGCCGCGGTTTCATGTGGCGCCGCTGCCGGCGGCTGGTGGTGATGCGCCGCGGCAGGAAGAGGAGCTGCGCGCCGGGGCCGGCGAGCTCGAGTATGCCAAGCAGCTGGCCGACGGGCGGGAGATCACGGTGACCAATTGCCGGCAGCGCTGGTCCGAGCTGACCGAAGAAGGCAAGATCGTCTTCTCGGAAAACGAGTTGACCCGGCTGCATGCGGCGCTGGCCGGTATGGATGAAGAGCGCCGGCAGCGGGCGGCGCTGATCGCCGCCGACATCAAGGAAGTGTTCGCGGGGGCCTATATCCGGCGGGGTGAGGCGGTGCAGAAGGAGGCGGCGTGATGATCAAAAGATACGAGGACGGGACGATTGAGATCAAAGGGGAGAAATCGGGACACGTGATTCTTTTTAAGGGGACTATTGAGCCGCACCGTCCGGAGATCGATGAGCGTGAGACTATGGCCATCGATTTCGGCAAGCCTCCTGTCAGACGGTATATCTGCCCGCGATGCGGGGTGCGTAATGGTGACAACCTGCCGGTGGTGGTTGGCGAGGGGATAGAGACGGGCGGCTGCCGGGAGTGTTTTGACGACAGCGGTCTGGCTGCCGAGGTGGTCGATTGCCTGCGCGAGGTTGTTGCCGGGGTGCCGGTATCGGTACCGGTGTGGTGGTGATTTGAATCAGGGGAGGCAAGGGTGAGAGAATACGAATTGAGAAAACACGCGATTTGCTCGGCGTGCCGCAAGAAGGTGGGGCACACTGGGGTGCCGCTGTTCTGGGCGGTGAAGGTTGAGCGACACGGCATCAGGATGGACGCGATCGCGCGGCAGACCGGGCTGACCATGATGCTCGGCGGCAACGCGATGATCGCTGCTGCTATGGGGCCGGATGAGGATATGACCGAGCTGCTTGAGTCGGTGGAGCTGACGCTCTGTGAGGAGTGCGCGATGCCGGTGATGGAGCTGATGGAGGGGTGTTGTGATGGATTTCTTGCTTCGCGGGACGAGGAGTGATGATGAACGTTGAGTCGTGGGAAATCGGCCGGCTGGTCGAGTATGCGAACAATCCGCGGAAGAATGATCATGCGGTGGCCGAGGTGGCGGCGGCGATCCGGAAGTTTGGATTTCGGGTGCCTATCCTGGCCCGATCCACCGGCGAGATAATCGATGGCCATCTGCGCTATAAGGCTGCCCGGCATGCCGGGATTGAGTCGGTGCCGGTACTCGTGGCTGACGATATGTCGGAGGATGAGGTGCGGGCGTTTCGCATCTCGGTGAACAAGGTGGCCGAGCTGGCCAAGTGGGATGTGGCGCTGCTCGAGCAGGAGCTGCGGTCCCTGCGTGATATCGATTTCGATTTGTCCGATATGGGGTTTTCCGAGGTGGCGCTTGATGAGATTCTTAACCCGTCGCTTAAGGGTGGCGGTGCGGATCCGGATGCCGTTCCGGAGGTTGACGAGTTCGTGTCCGAGCCGGGTGATCTGTGGCTGCTCGGCGATCATCGACTTCTGGTTGGTGATGCCTGCGAGGAGGGGTGTTACCGCCGCCTGCTGGCCGGCGGTGAGGCCGATATGGTGTGGACGGATCCGCCCTATAACGTCGACTATTCCGGGAAGGCCGGCAAAATCAAGAATGACAAAATGTCGGAGCAGGTGTTCTCCGAGTTTCTGGCTGCGTTCTATGGCCGGTGTTTTGCTCATCTCAAGGTGGGCGGACCGATCTATGTTGCCCATGCCGATGGTGAGCCGTCGTTTACCTTTCGGCAGGAGTTTCGCCAGGCCGGTTTCAAGTACGCGACCTGTTTGATCTGGCGTAAAAACCAGGCGACCCTGGGCCGGTCCGACTACCAGTACCAGCATGAGCCGATCCTGTACGGCTGGAAGCCGGGGGGGGGGCATTGCTGGTATGGCGGAAGGAAGAAGAAGTCGATAGCCGGCTTCGGGGATCCGCCGCTGTTTTCCCGCCAGGAGGACGGGTCCTGGCATATCCGATACGGCGAGGAGCTGCTGGTTATTTCCGGCACCGATGTAAAGGTTGCCTCGCTGGTCCCTTCCATCATTTCGATAGAGAAGCCGTTGCGGTCGGCGCTGCATCCGACCATGAAGCCGGTGGCTCTCATCGAGCATTATCTGCTCAACAGTTCCCGACCCGGAGATATCGTGCTCGATCCGTTCGGCGGGTCCGGCTCGACGTTGATCGCCTGCGAGAGGCGCGGTCGGTGTTGCCGGACCATCGAGCTGGATCCGCGTTTCGCCGACGTGATTGTGCGACGGTGGCAGGAATTCACCGGCCGGCAGGCGGCGCTCGAGGACGGGCGGACGCTTGCCGACCTTGAGGCGCAGCGAGGCGTGCATGCAGGATAAAATCCAACAGCTGCTGACCGTCGTTGATAGCCAGGACCGGATTGAGCTGGCGATGCTCAACAATAGTTTTGTCTCCGCGACCAAGGAATATCAGTCGACCAGCTCGGATAAATCGTTGAAGGAGTGGCGGGCGGTGCGGCGTGACCTCGAGGAGCTGGTTGCCCGGCTGTCGGAGAAATACGGGACCGGCGCCGAGGCGGACGAGGCGTTGGTGCCCGAGTCGTTTGCTACGGCGCTCAGGGTCTATGAGTATCTGAAGGAGGAGGGGTGGCAGATCGGGCGGTCGCAGTTTTATGAGCATATCAAGCAGAAGAAGTTGCGGCCGCGCAAGGGGGTGTTCTCGCTGACGGCGGTGGAGCGGTATGCCAAGCGGCATCTCAAGCACAGCGAGACCGGGCAGAAGGTCAACGACAAGCTGGATCGGATGCAGGAGGAGAAGGCCGAGCTGGAGTTGAAGCGGGCCCGGGTGAACTTCGAGCGGGACGAGTATGAGCTGAACGTCAAGCGCGGCCGCTATATCACCCGGGAGGAACACGAGCTGGCCATCGTCGGCCGGGCCGTGGCCTTTATGGCGCACCTGAACCATAGCGTGCAGTCGCGGGCCGGGGACTGGATCGAGCTGGTCGGCGGTGACCAGGGGCGGGCGGCCGAGCTGGTGGCGGCGATCGTCGCCGAGCTGGAGCTGCGCATGGGGGATTTTGCCGCCGATGTGGAGATTGATGTGATCCTGGAGGGCAATGAGTGATGGACGAGCGGGTTCTTGGCGGTGGTGCCGAGGTCGAAGCGGGGGGCGGCAGCGCGCCGGCGGCGTGGCTGTGTGCCGGCTGCGGGTTGGAGGTTGGGCCGGGGCGGTCGCTGTGCGAGGACTGCGAGGAGGAGCTGCTGCACCGGCAGGGGGTGGCATGGCCTTGAAGATCAAGAAAGACGGGTTGTACCTGCTGACCGGTAAGACGCTGTCGAAGCGGCTGGCGGCGCAGATCGCCCAGGCGCTGCCGTGCCCGATCGCCGGCTATGGGTCGATGGTGACCTGGCTGGAGGAGCGCGTCTTTGCTGCGATGTGCAGTCGATACCGGCGGCGCTGCCTGGTGAAAAATGCCTTTGCCGGCACCCTGTCCGAGGAGCACAACGTCTGCCTCGGCTGCCGGATCGGCGAGCGAGTGGCCGCGGGTAAGCGGTTCGAGCCGCCGGCCGGGGTGGTGTTCGTCTCCCGGGATGAGCTGCTGGCGAGGATTAACGAGAGACAAGGGGAGAGTCATGATTGAGAGACAGGAGATCGAGTGGCGGCCGGTCGGTGACGGGCTGCCGGATGATGGGGAGTTGGTGCTGGTCTATGACGGGACACTGGATGATGTGTTTTTCGGTTGGCGCGGTCCTGACCCGGTGACCGGTAATGACGACACTGCCGTCTGGATCAGCGAACGGGATGGGTACCGGATCCTGGATCCAGTGTGCTGGGCCCATATTCCCTATCCGGAGCAGCTGCGGAGGCCGGCATGAGACGGTGGCTGAAGGTGCTGGCGTGGCTGATGGTGGTGGCCGGGGCGGTGTTGGTCATCGTGTTGCGCGGTCTCGGCTTTGCCATGACCGAGGGGCAGGTGCTGCTCGCTTATCTGCCGTGGTGGCTGCTGGCCGCCGGGCTGATGGTCGGCGGGGTGGCGATTGGTTGGAATCTGGATTGATGAGGGTTGTTTGATATGACCGCTCCCGCTCCCTGCATCGATATCCGCCAGTCCACGACCGTGCGGCTGCGGCATGCGCCGGACTGGTTGCCGGAGCGGTATCGGCGGCGGGCGGAGCGGATCCGGGTGCGTTGGCGGCCGTGTGGCGGGGAGCGCAAGGTGCTGCGCAAGGAGGCCTGGCTGTGGCCGTCGCAGTGGGCGCCGCGCTATCGGACGGTGACCTATGGGCCGCTCAAGGGGTCGCGCTGGGATAATTCGTTTATGCCGCATTTCCGGGGCATCATGGATGCCTCGTTCTTTCCGTCGGTGCGGATCATCGGCAATTGCAAGGTGCCGCAGAGCGGGAGCTCCGCCGGGGTGGAGACGATCCTCGGGTTTGTGGCCGACCGCAAGCCCGGTCCGGCCTTTGTCGTTTATCCTGATCGGGACACCGCGTCGAAGCGCTCCACCGACTACCTGCAGCCGATGTTCAAGGGTTCGCCGCGGCTGCGCAAGCTGCTCACCTCCACGTCGGACGATCTGGCGGCGCTGCGCATCAACCTGCAGACCATGCTGATCTACATGGGCTGGGCCGGCTCGGTGACCAGCCTGGGCAATATCAGCGCCATGTATCTGGTCGGCGATGAGATCGACAAGTGGCCGGAGCAGCCGTCGAAGAAAGAGGCCCGGTCGCTCGATCTGTTCTTCGAGCGGTTCCGGGCGTTTCGTTATGGGGCCAAGGCCTGGCTGAGCTCGACGCCGACGCTGCCGACCGGGGCGATCTCGGTGTTTATGAACAAGGCCCAGGCGGTGTTCGACTACTGGGCCCGCTGCCCGGACTGCGGCCGGATGGAGCTGATGGAGTTCGACCGGATCCGCTTCGGCGACGAGCGCGATCCGCAGGTGGTGCTGGAGGGCAAGCTGGCCCGTTACGTCTGCGGCCAGTGCGGCAGCCAGTGGGACGATCGGCGCCGGGACGCGGCGCTGCAGCAGGGCCGGTGGGCGGCGCGGGATGCGGAGCGGGATGTGAAACAGACGCCGGTGCCGGTGTGGGACGAGGCGCGGGAGCTGTTTAACTGGCTGGAGGCGCACCGGCCGGAGACGATCTGCTTTCACTCGCCGGCGTGGATCTCGCCGCTGGTGTCGCTGTCGGAGTGCGCGCATCATTTTCTGCGGGCGCTGAAAGATAAGCTGCACATGCACTACTTCATGACCCAGATCAAGGCCGAGCCGTTTATCGACTTCACCACGATCCGGGCCGAGGACGCCATCCTGGCGCTGCGCGACGATCGGCCGGAGGGGCTGGTGCCGGGCCGGGGCCGGGTGGCGGCGCTGGTGGCCGGGGTGGATACCATGGACGAGTATTTCCGCTTCGTCATCCGCGCCTTTGGCTGGGGGCTGGAGCAGGAGAGCTGGCTGATCCGCAACGGCTCGCTGCCGACGCTGGCGGCGCTCGGGCAGGTGTTGTTCGGCGCTCAGTACCGCGACGCCGACGGGCTCTACTACCCGGTGCACCTGGCGGTGCAGGACGCGATGGGCCACCGCACCGCCGAGGTCTACGATTTCTCGCGGCTCTTTCCGGGCCGGGTGCAGCCGTACAAGGGGGCGTCCGGCCGGCGGTCGACGCCGAAGAGCTTTTCGACCATCGACACCTATCCGGGCACCAACAAGATCATCCCCGGCGGGGTGCGGCTGGTGACCTGCGACACCCACCATTACAAGGATCTGCTGGCCGGGCGGCTGGCGGTCAAGCCCGACGATCCGGGGGCCTTCCACCTGCACGGCGAGGTCGGCGACGACTATGCGGCGCAGATGTGCGCCGAGTACCGCGACGATAAAGGGTTGTGGCAGTGCCCGAAGAACAAGGCCAACCACGACTGGGACTGCGAGATGATGGCGCTGATCGCCGCCGATATCCTGCAGATCAAATACTGGCCGCGGCCCGGTGAGGCCGGCGGCGAGGCGGAGGAGAGCTGATGGCGAGCAGAGCGACGGTATTGCGGCTGGCGGCGGCGCGGGAGCAGGCGGCGGCCGGGGTGGATTTTTCGCCGCGGCGTGGGGCCCGCTGCCCGTGGTGCGGGGCGCGGGCGAAGATCTACAAGACGTTTGCCTGGGAAGACCGGGCGCGGCTGCGGTTCCATCGCTGCTACCAGCAGGGCTGCGCCCTGGCGCAGATGAACGTGAGCATCAAATCGATCGAGGTGGACCCGGTGGAGGCCGAGGGGTGATGACGGCCGGCTCTACCTTTCTGGTCGGCGGGCTGTGCCCGGTGACCGGCGGCAATCCGACGAAGATGACCGAGGGCGGTTTTGCGCGGGCCTGCGCGGCGGCGCTGGCGGCGAGTCGGGAGGCCGAGGGGAAGGGGATCCTGGAGCTGCGGTGCCGGCGTTGTCTGGTGTGTCGGGGCAAGTTGTTGCCGGATGAGTTGACGATAATCGCATTGCCCGTGACGGGCGGGGAGGAGCAGATGGGGAGCAAATACGAAGGGACGTGCGCCTGTTGCGGGCGGGAGCGCAAGCAGTTGCAAAAGCAGTATGGCGAGGGTGTTTGCCCGTCCTGCGCGGTGATGCGGACGCTCGTGAAGAATATGCCGGAGGTGGTGGTCGAGCAGCTGCAAAAGCTGGCCGAGTTCCCCGTTGCAACACCTGTTGATGGCGTTGGTGAGAACTCGCTGCTGGCCAGGTTGCGGGATGTCCTGCAGGCCGGGGACGGGGATATCGTGCGGGCGGCGGAGTTAGCCATGGATCGGCAGGTGAGCGCAGCCCGGGCGCTGGCGGAGATGGTTGACGTGCGCAAGGCGCTCAAGGCCGGCGATGATGAGGAGATCCTCGTGGTTGCCAAGCGGCGCATGGAGCTCTTGGCGAAAGTTGACCGGATGGCTGCCGAGGCGGGTGCTGAACGCGATCGGCTGGCCGACGAGGTGCGTCAGCTGCGCAGACGGCTGCAGGCTGCCACCGCTCAACCGGCGCCGGCGGTCCTCGAGGCGCGGGAGTGTTCCTGCTCCGGCGGCCGTGATGAGGTGTTGTTTGATCTGCTGATCGAGGCCCTCGGCGACCAGGTGATCAATCTCGATGCGGCGCGGATCAAGGCGCTGCGGGAGGTGCGGCATGGATAAGTATATCCCGGGGATGGTGCCTGAGACGCGGCCGGTGATCTGGCCGGGCATGGTGCTGCTGATCGGTGCGGTGACCGTGGCGTCGTTTTGTTTGATGGTGCTCGGGGCGTTGAAGCTCGGGGAGCTGGTGCGGGCGGTGGTGGGAGGGTGAGATGAAAGAGATTGCGGATATTGTCGAGGGATACGAGGCGGCCCAGGAGCGTGAGCGGTTGGCGGAGCGGCAGAGGCGCGACGAGGAGATGACCCGGCGGCGGCTGGTGGCCGGCCGGCTGGCGGCGTTTCTCGAAGGGACGGTCAAGCCGGTGTTTGTGGAGGCGGAGCGGTATCTGTTGAGCCGCGGCCACCAGTGCCAGGTGGAGACCCGGCGGCAGGCCGATCCGGCGCTCGGCGACGGGGTGGAGCGGACAGTGGGGCTGGCGCTGATGGCGCGGCCCGGCGGGGTGGTGCAGTATTTCGACACCTTTCTGGAGGTGCGGGGGCGCTTTGACGAGGAGACCGCCACCTGGTCGGTGAAGCAGGCCCGCGCGGCGGTGCCGGAGACGGGCCGGCCGCTGCCGCTCAGCCAGATCGACCGGGCGGCGGTGACAACGGAGCTGCGGGGCTATCTGGCGATGGCCCTGCCGCAGGGTGAGGGTGCCTAGCAAAAAAGGTTGACCGGTCCGCCGGGGTTCGGGTATAAGGAAAGGGTCGCTGGATACAGCGGCCGGGTTTGGACGCCCGGACAACAGGCGGACGCGCCGCCACCATGAATTTGCTGGCGGTTTTTGCGTTCGTAATCACAGCATGGCTTTGCTCTTCTGGGCGGGCCGTGTGGGGAGCCGCAAGGCTCGCCGGTGCCTGTTGCCGGTCGTCCAACCCGCACGGTTCCGCCCTTTTCGCGTTTGGGCGCGCGGGGGCGGGGATTTCACAATCCTTGCAACAGGAGAAAGGCCATGAAACACACCACGTTTGTTGTTCCCTTCCAGAGTGATTCCCAGATTCGCGTGTTGACCGACGAGCAGCAGAACCCGCTGTTCGTCGCCGTCGATGTGGCGACCGCCCTCGGCTATCGAAACACCGCCGAGGCCATCAAGCAACATTGCCGTGGGGTCGTGAAATACGACCCCATCGTCGATAACCTGGGGCGGGTGCAAACCGTCCGGGTGATCACCGAGCCGGACCTGTACCGGCTGATCATGGGTTCGCGGCTGCCGGAGGCGGAGCGGTTCGAGCGGTGGGTGTTTGAAGAAGTCCTCCCCGCTATCCGCAAGCACGGCCGCTACCTGCACCCCGGCACGGCCGGGCCGCTGACCGGCGATCTGCTGGCCGAGGTGGCCTTTGCCGCGCGCAATGCGGCGACCATCGTCAAGAGCTGCGGGCTGGCGCTCAATCGCGGCCAGAGTCGGCGGCTGGTGAACGATATGGTGGTGGAGTCCACCGGGGTGGATGTGCTGGCGCTGTTCGCCGCCTCCGGCCTGCTGCCAGCCGACACCGCCCAGGCGGTTCGGGAGCAGGGGCTGGAGACGATCGGCCGGTGGGCGGCCGAGCATCTTGCGGCGAACGCGGACGGCATGGTGAAGTTCCGCACGCTGTACACCCGGTTTCGTGAATGGTTCCAGGAGAGCGGGCAGGAGGGGCCGCTGCCGAGCAAGAAGCTCGTTTCCTCGTGGCTCGGCTCGGCCGGCTACAAGCGGTTCAATCCCGGCGGCACGGCCACCGTGCTCGGCTGCGTGCTGCGCGAGAAGGAGGTGGCGTGATGGGCGAGAAGGAGGTGGCGTGATGGGCGCGGTGTACCGGTTGAGCACCGGGGAGCGGGTGGCGGTAAAGCGGGCCCGGAAAAACGTGGTGCGGCGGCAGCAGCCGGACGAGGCGGCGCTGTTCCGGGAGTCGTTTTACCGGTTGTGTGATACCGTGGCGGCGCTGAAGGTGGAGCTGCTGCGGTTGGCCGGTGACGGGCGACCGAGGCTGGTGCAGCGGAAATAGGAAAAAATTCAGTACTGGGAAAAAGTTCAGTGCTGGAAAAAATCCCAGTACTGGAAAAAATCCCAGTGCTGGAAAAAATCCCAGTGCTGGAAAAAATCCCAGTGCTGGGAAAAAGTTCAGTGCGGGAAATAGCGGGTACCGACAAAATAAGCGGTACCCGCTATTTTGTTGCAGGGTTAAAGGTTGCTTAGCAGGGTTAAAGGTTGCTAGTTTTCTCCGCCGCCTCGTTCCTGACAAGATTCCCGCTCCATCGACGTGCATTTCAGAAAGTGCTAAAACAGTCCGGTTTTGTCGGTGTTTTGCACGGCCCTTCTATAAATAGCAATTCTCATACCAGTGCACAAATGTTGTTACCACCAGTGGTAATTTACCACCGGTGGTAACGACCCTCTTTCGGTATACCATATCTGGTGTAGATTTCCCGTTGACAACGGTTTTTGTCTGTTCCTTCAACGGAGAAACGATCCATGCCGACGCTTGCGGAAGTCCAGGAACGGCTCGCCCTGTACCGGGAGGCGGAGCGTAAGATCCTGGTCGACAACCAGTCCTACCAGATCGGCGATCAGCAGTTTTCCAAAGCCAGTTTAGGTCAAGTCCAGCGGGAGATCCGCTTCCTCGAGGAGCAGATCGCCATGCTGTCGGCCGGCGGTTCGGCCGGCTGCCGGCCGGTGATCTTCGGAGGGCGGCGCTGATGGCCGGCGCGATGCAACGAGGCGAGCGGTCCGGGCGATCCGAGGCTGCCGGCGCCGAGGAGCGGGGCGGTCTGCGGACCCGGGTCTATGACGCGGTGACCGGGGTGGTCAGTGGGGTGATCGGCCTGGTGTCGCCGTTTCGGGCTGGCCGGTACCGCCTTGGTCGGGAGATGCTGCGCGGCTATGTGTCCGGGGCGACGACGGGGGCGGACCAGCAGTTCCGGCCGCGGCTGCGCTCGGCCGATGCCGATGTCAAGGCCGGGGCCAAGTTGACCGCGGCGCGGTGCCGGGACCAGTATCAGAACAATTCGCTCATCGCCGGCGGCGTGGAGCGGATGTGCACCAACGTGGTGCGCAAGGGGATCTACCCGCAGTTCTTGTTCCGCACGCCGGACGGCAAGCTGGACCGGAAGGCGAACACCTCCTGGGAGACGATGTTTCGGCGCTGGGCCCTGTATTGCGATGTGACCGGCCATGATTCCTATGGCTCGCTGCAGTTTCTCGGGCTGCGCCATATGTGGTTCGACGGCGAGTATCTGGTGCACCGGGTCTGGGATGATTCGCTTCCCGGCGTGGTGCCGCTGCGCCTCGAGCTGATCGAGTGCCAGCAGCTGGACCGGCTGGTCGACGGCGAGCTGCCCGGCGGCACGGTGGCCCGGCGCGGCGTCGAGTACGACAAGCGGACCGGGCGGCCGTTGTTCTATCACGTGCTGGACAACCATCCCGGCGACTATCTGGCCCTGGGCCGGCGTGCCTCGGCGCGGCGGATCCCGGCGGCGGACATCATCCATGTCTGGGACCGGGAGATGATCCACCAGTATTCCGGGATCGCCTGGCTGCATGCGGTGGTCATGGAAGGCTATCGGATGGATGAGTTCCGCCATATCACCCAGGACACGGCGCGGGCCCAGGCTATTTTCGCCTATTTTCTCAAGTCGCAATTCCCCAATTTCCAGATGGGTCCCGGCATTCCCGCCGGCGGCCAGGCGAGTCCGTATACCCCGGCGGCGACCGGCGGGGAGGTCGACTCCAAGCTGGAGCTGAATTCTTCGATGGTGCAGAAGCTGCCGTCCGGCACCGAGGTGCAGGCCATTTCGCCGTCCCATCCCGGCGATACCTACGAGCCGTTTGTCAAGGACTCGCAGCGCTGGCAGTCGGCCGGGCTCGGCATGAGTTTCGAGGCCTTTGCCAACAACTACACCGATTCGTCCTATGCCTCGGCCCGCTCCGGCGCGCTCGAGGAGCGGCTTTCCTACCAGGGGCAGCAGCAGTTTGTCGAGGAGAAGATGAACCGCCGGGTCGTCGGCTGGTTTATCGAGGCGGCCTGGCTGGCCGGTATGAATCCGGCGCCGATGCCTGGCTACGCCGCCGATCCGCTGGCCTGGCACGAGAAGGCGGCCGGCCAGATGCCGGGCTGGACCTGGGTGGATCCGATGAACGACGCGAGCGCCGCCGAGAAGCTGATCGGCCTGGTGCTCGATACCCGCACCGACCAGGCGGCGCAGCGCGGCCAGGTGTTTGACGACGTGGTCGAGCGGCAGATGGACGAGGAAGAGAAGCTGATCAAGCTGGCCGAACTCAGGGCCCGGCGTAAACGATTGGAGGAGAGCAATGTCAGTGCGGCTATCGATGAGTGATCGGCGGCGGTTGGTCGACCAGGAGTTTCGCCAGGTGGGCATCCGGCCCGGGCTGGTGACGCGCACCGCGCAGATCGCAAAGATCGCACCGCGGGCGGCCGGGGACGGGGCGGCCGGCGAGAATGACGGGCTGCTGTGGACGCTGACCACCGAGATGCCGGCCGTGGTCTTTGACTGGGCGCGCTACGACTTCGTCTCCGAGGTGCTGCTGATGGACGGCATGCTGGTGCCGGCGGTGGGCCAGGTGCCGCTGCTCGATTCGCACAGCCGGTGGAGCTGTGATGATGTGCTCGGCTCGGTGCGTGATTTTGTCGACGCGGTCCAGGGTCAGTACAAGGCCAAGGACGCGCTCGTCTATTTCGCCGGCGACGAGAAGAGCCGGCGCACCCGGCAGAAGGTGGTCGACCGGCATCTGCTGGACGGCTCGGTGGGGTATCAGGTTTTGAAGTCCGTCTGGATCCCGGACGGCGAGGAGGCCGCGGTTGGCGGCCAGGTATTCCGGGGGCCGCTCAAGGTGAGCTACTCCTGGCTGCTCAAGGAATTTAGCGTCACACCCGTTGGAGCCGACGTGCTCGCCAAGGTGCGGACGTTGTGCGGCGCGGGCCGCTGATCGTTCATCAAACCAAAGGAGGCAATGATGAATCCGAAACTGAGGAGTTTTCTCGAGGCCAACGGGCTCAAGCGTGACGCGAGCGAAGCTGAGGCGTGGGCCCTGTACCACCAGCTGCGGGCCGACGGCGTCGACTTTCCCGGCATCGATCCGGGCGTGGAGCCCGGCCAGCGTGGAGCCGGCAGCGGCGGCAGCGGCGGGAGTGGATCCGGTGGATCCGCTGCAGGCGCCGGCGCGGCTGGCGACGGGGCTGGCGCTGCTGCTGGCGCTGGCGTTGGAGACGGGACCGGTGAGCCGGCCGGACGGGCCGGGGCCGGGCAGGCGGCACCGGGACTGACCGCCGAGCAGGTGGCCGAGGCCGCCCGGGCTGCGGTGATCGCCGACCGGCAGCGCTGCAACGAGATCGAGGACCGGCTGCGGGCCGTGGGCCTGCACGACGACGAGCGCGGCGCCTTTCGCCGGCAGCTGCTCGACGATCCGAGCTGCACCGTGGAACGGGCCGGATCCCTGATCCTGGCCCGGCTGCAGCAGCGTAACCCGGCGATCGGCGCCGGGGCCTATGGCTCAATGTCGGTCGGCACCGAGGCGCCGGAGAAGTTCCGCGCCGCCGCCCTGGACGGGCTCTGCCTGCGCTCCGGGATCCGCGTCGAGAAGCCGGCCGACGGGGCCCGGGAGTTCCGCGGCCGCTCGCTGCTCGATATCGCCCGCGAGTCGCTGGAGCTGTTGGGTACAGCTACCCGCTCCCTGGGTCGCCGCGAGTTGGCCGGCCGGGCGTTGGCCGCCGGGTCGACGTCCGATTTCGCCAACCTGATGAGCTCCCTGGTCGGCAAGCACCTGCTGCGCGCTTATACCGAGTGGCCGAGCACCTTCCGGCCGTTCGTCGCGGTGACCGATGCGACGGATTTCAAGGAGCTGCATGCCATCAAGTTGTCCGGCTCGCCGGATCTGCTCGATCTCGACGAGAACGGTGAGTACCGCCATGCCAAGTTCACCGACGCCAAGGAGAGCTATCGGGTGGTCACCAAAGGGCGGGTGGTGGCGCTGACCCGGCAGATGATCATCAACGACGATCTACGGGCCCTGACCAGGATCCCGCAGCTGTTCGGCACCGCCGCCAAGCGGATGGAAGGGGATGCCGTCTACTCGCTGATCACCGCCAACGCGGCGATGAGCGACGGCGTGGCGCTGTTCCATGCGACCCACAAGAACCTGGCCGGCAGCGCCGGGGCGCTCAGCTCCGATACGCTCGGCGCCGGCCGGGCGGCGATGCGCAAGCAGACCGGCCTGAACGGCGAGAAGATCGACGTGCAGCCGGCCTTTTTGCTGACCCCGGTGGCGCTGGAGACCAGTGCCGAGATCCTGCTGCGCTCGGCCGCGCTGCCGACCGCCGATTATTCGGCCGGCGTGCATAACCCGTGGGCCGGCAAGCTGACCCCGGTTTCCGATCCGCGGCTCGACGCCAACTCGGCGACGGCCTGGTACCTGCTCGCCCATCCCAACCAGGTGGCGCTCATCGAGATCGCCTACCTGGAGGGCGAGGAGCAGCCGTACATCGAGGAGGAGGTCGATTTCGACAGCGACGCGCTGAAGATCAAGGTGCGGCACGATTTCGGCGCCGGCGTGGTCGACCACGTGGCCGGCTACAAGAACGCCGGCGGTTGATCCGCCGAGCGGTAGGTGGTAACGGCCCGGCGGCGGCGCTTCGCAGCGAGCCGCCGGGCCTCGATAAAGCAGCCGATACGGCCAACAAGGAGAGACG